GTGTTGATCGTGATGGTGATGGTATTGCTGAACTAAAACGATTCATTATTGCAGGTACTCATGTCCTTCTTGAAGAAGATGTAGATATGATACCTCTAGCATCTTTGTCTCCAATTAACATTCCATTTGAATTTTATGGTTTGTCTATTGCTGACTTTACTCGTTCATCAACACTAGCATCCACAGCTATCCTTCGTGGGTTTGTTGAAAATACATATCTAACAAACTACTCACCTAAGCTAGCTGATCCTAATGTTGTAGACTTCAGTGCATTACAGAATATGAAACCTAAGCAGATCATTCCTACGAATGGTAATCCTGCTGGTGCTGTATCTGCGATGGTCCCTGAAGCAATGAGCACTGGTACTGTCCCTCTCTTAGAACATCTACAGATGATTAAGGAACAGGCTACGGGTATGTCTAAGGCTGCTCAAGGTCTTAACGATACACTGTATGTCTCAGGTAACTCTGAACAAAAGCTAGCAGCAGTACAATCAGCATCTCAGAAACGTATTCAACAGATTGCTAGGAGGTTTGCTGAGACAGGGTTTAAACGTCTTTGTCTTGGTGTCTACCACACAATGCGTAGGTGTATGAATGAAAAGATCTCTTGTAAGATTGCACATTCATTCTCTGATATTAATCCATCAGAACTACCACGTAATCTAGAGTGTGAGATCTTTGTAGATATCGGTGAGAACTCTAATCTCAACAAGATTCAAAAACTCAAATCATTAGGTCAAGAAATACTACCTGCTTTGAAAGCTCAAGGTGTTGGTATGATTGTCAGACCTGAGGCTCCTGCATCTCTAGCTACACAGTTAGTTGAAGCAATGGGTATGGATTCAAATGATTTCTTTGTGGATTACACAGAGGATGAGTTTAAAGAGAAAGCTGCTCAAGAGATTCAAAAACAGAATCAACAAGCACAACAAGCTAAGGAAATGGAGTTAGCTAAAGCACAAGCTGATATTGGATTACAACAAGCAAATGTGTCTTACACACAAGCACAAGCTCGTAACACAATGGATGATAATGCTCGTCAGATGGCTGTAGCTATTGATAAACATTTCCAAGAGTGGGCAGATCTAAACATTAAATCTGTCAAAGAGGGTGCTCAATTAGATGAACATCCCCAATTTGAAACTATCCTAGAAATGGTTAAAAACATTATGGGTACACAAGGACAATAATGGATAAGTATAGAAAGGCAGGTGAGAAGAACCTGAGTAATAAAATGCATCCTGATATGTTGGCAAAGGAAGCGTTGATTAATGCTTCTTTTGCTAGTCAGGAACGTAACCAATTCTTTGATGATGCATATGGTGAGTTGTTAGTAACTTACTTTATGCATTGGTTAAAGACTGATCCACATGAGACTAAGACTCGTGAGTTTATTTATAACTCTGCTCTTGCTCTTGGGGATGTGCGTAAGAAGCTAGTGGAATATGAAACCCTAGGAAAGAATGTACAGTTTATGGAGGACAACAATGCGTAATATTGATTACACGCAAGTATTAGAAAATATCGAAAGTATGATTAATGTATTAGAGTATGACTCAATGCGTAGCCCCGGAAAGGCTAAGATTAACGCAGAGACACTCGTACACTTGTACAATCTACAAGATCGGTATCAATCAAAAACAGTAGTAGCACCTGCTGTGAAGAAAGAAGCAGTAGTAGATGCTCCTGTTAAAAAGCCTGTAAGTAAAACTACAGCAACCAAATAATTGAGGAATTAGTTTATGAATACTGAAGCAAACGAATCTCTACCCACGGATGACATTCCCGCTGAAGTTAATAATGGTCCAACTGAAAAAGAACTCTTGGATGCCGTTCTAGAACAATCACAGTTCATTGAAGAATCGCTACCCGATGAAGAAGTTCCTGAAGTTGACCCGTCTGAATCAGATGAAGAAGACCCAGAAGAGTCTGATGAAGTCGTGAATGGAGAAGATGAAGAAGCTGAATATGAAGATGATGAAACAGCAGATGAGGATGCTACGGCTACCCAAGATGCTACTGTTTATGATTTGGATGATTTAGACTTAGATGCACAAGTCATTGTCAAGATTGATGGTGAAGAACAAGCTGTATCTTTTAGTGATCTTATCAAAGGTTACTCTACTGAACAATCTCTTTCTAACAAGGGTCGTGAACTCGGTGAAGCACGTAAAGAGTTAGAAGCAGAACGTGAAGCTCAACTTGCAGAGATCAATAAGATTGGTCAAGCAAGTGCAGCAGTTCTACTTTCTGAAGAACAGCAATTCGCTAAACAGTACCATGATTTCGAGGCTAAAATTCAAGAAGCTCGTGATAATGGTGACACATACGAATTGTCTGAACTAAAAGACAAACGTGAACAAGCTCAACAAAGCTACTGGAATGCTCGTAAGAAGCGTGAAGGTATCATCTCACAAATGGAAGAACAACAATCCGCTGTCTATGAAAAGCAATGGGTTGAAGCTCTCGATTACTTTAACAATTCTATTACACAATATGTCCCCGGATTCGATGAGAATCTAGCAGGGGAGATCCGTCAGTTTGCTCTAGAGGAAGGAATTCCTGAAGAGTTTATTGATACTGTAGTAGATCCTGTGATGGTTAAGTTTGTGAATGATTATAGGTTACTTAAGCAAGGTGTCTCTAAAGGAGAAGCTAAACGCAAATCCGCACCTGCTAAGAAGTTACCTGTAAAGAAAGCTAAGAGTACTGTTAAAAAGAAAGCTGATCAAGAAGCTATGATCAAGGCTAGGGCATTCAAAGAGGATGCTAACCCTGAAGATCAAATGGCTTTTCTTAAACAACTTGCTTCCCGATCTTTAGGTTAAACACAAATATAATATTTCTTTTATCGGAGAATAATAAAAATGGCAATTGTTGCAGGTCGTGGTGTATCCACAGGTCGTGCTCAGGCAGACGTAACTTCAGGTCGTAATAACGCAGACGTATCTCAGCGTGAAGACTTGGCAAACTTCATTACTATGATTACTCGTGAAGAGACTCCTTTTATCTCTTCTATTGGCAAAGCTAAAGCGACAGCTATCTACCACGAATGGCAGACAGATGAACTCGCTGCTCCCGGAAACTCTCGCCTTGCAGAAGGTACAGATTTCGATTCAGGCAGTGTTACTGTTGGTCCACATCGTACTCGTCTGGGTAACTACACTCAGATCAACGGTAAGCAACTCGCAGTATCAGGCACTCGTCGTGCTGTAGATCAAGCAGGTGTTGCTGATGAATACGCATACCAACTCAAGAAGCGTGGTACTGAACTACGTCGTGATGTTGAGTTTGATGTTGTTCATTCATACAACGTAGCATCAGCATCTGGTACTCGTTCTATGGGTGGCTTCCAGTCATTCATTAACGATGCTTCTACTGTAAACTATGTTGGTGACTTTGAAGCTCCTACTACTACTAATGCTGGTACAGCTACAGTAACTGGTGTTGCTGCTGCTGACAACACTCGTGGTGCTCTTGCCCTCTCAGACATCGATGCAGTCATGCAGAAGATCTATGAAGAAGGTGGTAAGGCAACTCGTGTAATGTTGTCTCCAAAGCTTCGTCGTGACTTCTCAGACTTGATTCAAGCTGAGTCTAATGTTCGTCGTAATGTCGATGAGTCAGGTAAGCTTCGTCAGTCAGTAGACGTATACATGTCAGACTTTGGTGACTTGATGGTAGTTCCTAACTACATCATGGGATTGGCTAACAATGTTGACTTCGGAAACGGTAACGTTGACGTAGCTGACTTTGGTGCGTTGATCTATGATCCAATGTGGTTCAACATCGCTACACTACGTCCACTCACAGAAGTTGATGTAGGTCAGAAGGGTGACTCTACTGTCGGTATGATGGTTGAAGAGACTACTCTTGAAGTACGTAACCCTAAGGGTTGTGGTGCTATCTACGGTCTTGTATAAGACTATCTAAAGGGAGGGGGAAATTGGTCCCCCTTTCTTTTTTATTTTAAATTATTTGGGAGTAATAATTTATGCTAGTAATTAAAAGTGACAGCACAGGTGTTATCTACCCTGCTGATAACTGTTCTTGGAAACAAACAGCATCAGCTAGTGGTAATGGCTATACAATTAACACAGCGAATTTTTATGGTACAGGTAGTGCAGTAGTTATTGCTGATCCTGTATTAGGTATCATCGGCAAGTCAGGTCGATTTGTTAAGATTTCAGATTAAGGATTTATATGGCTAAGTGGAATGTAGGGGATAAGAAGAATCCCGGATCACTACAAGGTACATTTGAGTATGAAGCAGGTTCTGCTACAGGTGAATCTGTATGGACTGTTCAGCAAGATGAGAAACCTTTTATTGAACAAGCTAAACGTGATAGAGAGTTAGGTAACAACTCTAAAGCAGGTTATAAAAAGTTTGCTACAATTCCAGATATTGTAGCCATTGATATCCTTAATAAATATGGTATTGATATTCACGATCCTAATACGATGAGTGATCAAAACAAAATGAATTGTTTTAAACAAATTATTAAAAGTGAATATAAATATTTATTATCTTATTAAGAGGCTTATATGCGAACTTATAATGAAATGATTAATTTAGTTCGGAATTGGGCTAATAGAGATAAAGAAGTAATTAAAGATGCTATTATCGGAGACTGTTTAAATTATGCAGCAGATAAAGCTTATCGGAAATTACGTGTACCTCCGTTAGAACAAATTGTTACATATAGTTCTTCAGACTTACTTGCCAATACTAGTGATGCTAATAATGGTACTAGCACTATAACAAAGTTAGAAATCCCAAGTAATTTAATTGAGTTTATTCAAATTAGAGCATTAGACTCTAATGGAAAAACTACAAGGGTCTTTAATGAAAAAGCAGATATTAGAACATTTTATGATCAATTTGCAGAAAAATATAGTTCAATAGCTTATTGGTCTAGGCAAGGTAATAACATTTTATTATCTCCTGGATTTCAAAATGGATATGTTGGAAGTCAAGAAGATTCTGTAGAGTTATATTTTTATGGAAGGCTTTTTGCTTTAGACGCAAGGTATGAAGTAACTGCTGTTAACGCAAATATTAGTGAAAGTTATATTTCTGAAGTAACTGTTAATAACCCAATTCCTACAAATTTAAGAACAGGTCAACAAGTTGAATCTGCTAGTTTGAAAAAAGCAGTTTATACTTTAGACTCTAATAGCTCTGTTGTTTCAACAACATATTATGAATCAACAGTAGATGATGCAGATATTACTGCTGCCCCTTCTGGTCAAACTAGAACTATTACTACTAATACATATTATGGTGTAGAAGTAGATAACTGGTTAAGAGATCAAAACGAAAGAATTATTTTGAATGGAGCTTTAGCAGAAACATTTATTTATTTAAATGAACCTGAAACTGCTCAACAATATGCAAATATTTTTGTATCTGAAATTCAAGAAATGAACCAAGAAGAAACTAAACGTAAATCTTCTGGAGGAAATGTTCAATTTAATTTCAATGGTAATGGTTTAATTTAAGGAGAAAGAGCTATGACACAAGCTACTGTATCTGGAGGAAGAACTCCGGGTAGCTCTTTTTCAGGAACAACCAGTAGTAATCTAATAACTACAGAAAATTTAAATGCTATTTCTTCAGCTTCAAATCAAATAACTGTTACAGGTAATGGTACAGCAGGAAGCTCTTTTGCTAACACAGCTAACATAAGAGCTTCTTCAGATATTGATAAAACATTAGAAGAAATATCAAATCAAAAAGTAGCAGTAGAAGAACTATATGATGATACTGTTATCGCAAAAAATGAAGCTGTTGCAGCTAAAAACACAGCACAAAATTTATTATCAGGTTTAACAGATATCCCTTTTAATTTAGGAAACGCAACTGCAGGTGACTTGTTGTATTATAATGGAACAAGCATTTCCCCTTTAGAACAAATTGAAGTTACAGATGGAGGTAACTTTTAATGGCTAATACGCTAAGAATAAAAAGACGAGCCGCCTCCGGTAATGCAGGTGCGCCCTCTACCTTAAAAAATGCTGAGTTAGCATATAACGAAAACGATAATATTCTTTATTATGGTTTTGGTGACACTGGTGATGGTACTGCTACTAGTATTAAAAATATTGGTGGTGAAGGTCACTACACTACTTTAAGTACAGCACAAACAATTACTGGAAATAAAACTTTTACAGGAACAGTAAATCTTTCTGGAGCTACACTTTCTGGTAATACTACATTTAGTAATAACCTTACAGTAACTGGTAATTTAACTGTAGATGGAACAACAACCACTGTTAATAGCACAATAGTTTCTGTTGATGATAAAAATATTGAGTTAGGTTCCACTGCTTCCCCTTCAGATGCTTCAGCAGATGGCGGTGGTATTACTCTTAAAGGTACTACAGATAAAACCTTTAATTGGGTAGATTCAACTAATAGCTGGACATCTAGCGAAAATTTAGATGTTGCAACAGGTAAGCATTTTAGTATTGCAGGAACTACTGTTCTTGATGCTTCTACTTTAGGGACAGGGATTACTAGTTCCTCTTTAACTTCTGTAGGAACAATTACAACAGGAACTTGGTCTGCTACAGATATCGCTGTTGCTCATGGTGGTACTGGTGCTTCTACTGCTTCACAAGCTAGAACTAATTTAGGTTTAAGTACTCTTGCTACTCTTTCTTCTATTAATAATAGTAATTGGGTAGGAACTGATTTAGCTATTGCCAATGGTGGTACTGGTGCATCTGATGCATCAACTGCTAGGGCAAATCTTGGTGTAGCCATTGGTTCTAATGTACAAGCTTATGATGCTGATTTAACTGCTATTGCAGGTTTAACTAATACCAACGGAAACTTTATTGTAGGTAATGGATCAACTTGGGTAGCAGAATCAGGGTCTACAGCAAGAACATCTTTAGGTCTTGGTTCTTTAGCAACTTTAAGTGCAGTAACTACTACTGAAATTACTGACGGTACTATAACAGAAGCTGATCTTAACATTACAAATACTGCTGCAGCAGGAGCTATTCTTACATCGAATGGTAGTACTCAATTTACTTGGGTAACAGAAATTGATGGTGGAGTCTTTTAAGGAGATTAATTGTGGCAAATACAATTAAGTTAAAACGCTCTAGTACAACTGGAGACACTCCTACTACAAGTCAAATGGAATTAGGTGAAATTGCTGTTAATACTTTTGACGGTAAATTATTTATTCGTGGTAATAACGGTAGCGATTTTGTTAATGAAATTTCATCTATTACTCAAGGCGGTGGCAGTAATGCTGACACCTTAGATAATTTAGATAGTAGTCAATTTCTTAGAAGTGATGCTAATGATACTGCTACTGGTGATATTAATTTTACTGGTGCTGTCACCTGTTCCTCTGGTGTAACAGTAACAGGTCTTCTTTCAGCTACTACAAAATCTTTTGTCATTAATCACCCTACAAAAGATGGACTCAAGCTACGTTATGGCTCTTTAGAAGGTCCAGAAAACGGAGTATATGTTCGTGGTAGAACTAAAGAGAATATAATTATGCTTCCTGAATATTGGAAAGGTTTAGTAGATGAAGAATCTATAACTGTAAATATAACTCCTATTGGTCGAGATCAAGGTATTTGGGTTAGTGAATGGGATAATGAAAAAGTAGTACTTGATGGTATAACTATTGATTGTTTTTATACAATTTATGGTGAACGTAAAGATGTAGATAAGTTTGAAGTGGAGTATAAATAATGGCAGCATACACATCAACTCAATCTGGCAACTTTAGTAGCGCATCAACATGGGGAGGCTCAGGGTATCCAAGTTCTAATGGTGATACATGGACAATCGCTAGCGGCCATACTGTTACCTATGATGTCTTAACCGCATTAAGTTCTGGATTTGAAGATTGCACTGTCAATGCAGGAGGGCGTTTTCAATTCGCATCAGGTAGTCGTTCAATTCGCTTCCAAGGACACGTATTTGTTTATGGCGACTGGATTCAAGGTGCGGGGCATACCGTCTTCTTGGCGGGCGGCAATGGTCATATCTTTCAGCTCCAGAATCCATCGCAAACTCATGTAAAAAAATTTACTGGTTCTCAGCCCTTACAAGGGACGACAACCTCCGTTGCAACAACAAATTTGTCAGGAACTATCCCTGTATCAAGCTCCTCTGGATTTTCTGAGGGAGACTGGATCGCCGTGTACAATCGGGCGGCGGCTAATGTTGATGTTGCCCGAGAGGACGAGGGCTTTATTATCCACGATATTTCTGGGTCAAATATTTACGTTCGTGAGTTCGTAAGCCCAACAGATACGATAACGTCAGTTGTTGATGACAAGATATTTATGGCAAATGTAGATATCTACCGAAAGAACCAGCGGATTATTTTTGGCACAGGCTCAAATAGGAATATTCGTCAGATTACCGAAGTAGATATAACTCAAGGTTTTCTTGCGCTAGACAGCGCCGTAACCGGATCTGTAGTTGGTCAGACGGTCTACACTACGGGACCGATGAAGTCTCATGCTTCTGGTTCAATCGTTCGCAAGTGTGCGACAACCGTGGCTTCTGCAATAAGTACTAATGATACTACAATTGCTGTTACTGATGCTACAGGCATTGTAGCCGGGGATGAAATAGTCATCGAGTCGAATACTACCACCTCAGACTTTAATGATGAGCATCCTGAGAAATATACGGTTTCTTCTGTCAGCGGGAACAACATTACAATTTCTTCTGGGATTGCATATCCGGTCGATATGAACTCGACTGCTTACGTTTTAAAATTGACTCGGGACTGCCGGATTGTCAATGAGTCAGGAACGACAATTAGATTATACGGAAATGACAATAGTAGTTATTTCGGCACTTTAATGATGCAAGACGTTGAATTTAAAGATCCGTCAAGAACAGACTCTAATAGCAACACTCGATTTTATGTTGAAGGCCGATGGAGAAGCGACGACAATGCAACGGGCGGATTCATGGAAGGGGTTTCAATTAATTATACAACTAGCAGGAATTACCAAGAGCTTTATCTATGGCGTTATTTGTATAATTTTACAGTTCGTTGTTGCGTGATACATAACCCCGGATATCGCGGATTTTACAATGTTAATGGTTATAACAACGATGATATGGGGTTCTTTAATAATCATTGCAGTCGCTCTGAAAATCAAGGTTTTTATCTAACAAGCACAGACGGAGAGCATTCTGAAGTCGCTTACAATCGCACCTGCGGCTCGGACGACGACGGTTTCCTTATAAATAGTTGGTATCTATGGGGCAACGGGTTTCACCATAATAGTTCTTTAATGAATAAAAGAAGAGCGTTTCAGTTTACGGGTACAACTAATTCGGGATGTTATATTTTTCAGAATGAAGGGCTAGACGCGGGGGAGGCACCTGTTTATCAAGGTTCGTCTGGAAACTATATAATCCAGTACAACAGATTCCTTGACCCTTATTCACCAAATGATTATTTAAATGTCTATACCCTTGGCGATCAAAGAGAAACTTTAAATACTTATGCTCACTCAATTGAAGACAACTTCCATCAGAATGTTGACGCCATTTATGGTCGTGGGTTTAAAGCTGTTTGGGATGAAGATGAGAAAGCTTACAAACACGATTTTGATGATGACGCAGGTGAGTACACAGGGGTAGCAAACATCATTTATGTTCCTGCGGGCGCAACTTTAAGAGCAAGAGCAGTAATGAAAGTTGTTGATGGTTTCAGTGGCACATATCCAAGGCTGATGATTGAGCCTGTTCCCGCAAGACAAGGTGGCTCCTCTGAGTATGCTCAATTTGATTCTAGCGATAGAAATGCGGATACGGGACAAGTCAACACAGTAGCCGCAACTTCATCGGATTGGCAAAACGTAGATTGCACTTTAGTTGCTAGAGATATTGATCGATTCGTAAACGTGTCTATGTCAATAAGTAGTGACAGCTCTTCTGAGGGTTTCTACTTACGTCGGCTACACGTATTCTTGGATGAAGTGCCAAAGGCACAGCAGACTTTTATAAGGCATCGGATTAATGAGCCTTGCAGAGTAGAATATAGGAGCACGTTTACGGAACCTAAGATACGAATTGGTGGGAGGATTGGATAGTGGCAGATGACGTTCTTATAACGCCCGCAAGTCGAAAGATTGAGTTCAAGGATACCGCCGGAAATGTTGATGCGGTAATCCAAACAGATGCTTCCGGTAATTTGGCAATTACGAATACAGGCGGGGATGTCTCGATTGGGGACACAACATCTGACGTTTACATCGGCGATGGCACAAATAATGTTGATATCGTGTTCGAGCAAGATGGTGAGATTCGCGGAACTAGTGGAGTAACTGTTACTGTAGGGGCTAGCGGAGCAACTACAAACCTAGCGGGAACTGTTCAGTTAGGAGGAACAACTCTTACTGCTACAGGTGCAGAGCTTAACCATACCGATGGTGTAACTTCTAATATTCAAACTCAATTAAATGCTAAACTAGCAAGCTCTAGTTATACCGCATCTGATGTTTTAACAAAAATTAAAACAGTCGATGGTTCTGGCTCTGGCTTAGACGCTGACACTTTAGATGGTATTCAAGCTTCTGCATTTGTTCAAAGTTTATCTGATTTAAGTATTACATCTACAGCCGCAGAATTAAACATATTAGATGTGTCTACACAATCTCCTACAGACGGACAAGCATTAACTTATAGTACTGCTAATGGTTTAGAGTGGGGATCTGTTGCTAGTGATAGTCCTTTTGTAGAAAATGATCAAACTATTACAACAAGTTACACAGTAGCATCTGGAAAAAATGCACAAGGGATTGGACCTATTACTATTAGTAATGGAGCCATAATTACTGTTTCAACAGGAAGTAAATTGGTAATCACATAAAGAGAGTTAGAAAGAATGAGTGTTACAATTAACGGTACAACAGGTATTACAACCGTTGACCTAACTGCTTCAGGAGATGTTTCTGTTACAGGGACTATTACAGCATCCGGAGATATAGATGTGTCTGGAGCTGCAACAGGTACTATTACAACAGATAATGATTTATCTTTTGATATGTCAGCAGGAAATAATTTTAAGTGTACTCCAACTGCTAATGGTACTCTTACATTTACTAATATTACTTCAGGACAATCTGGGAATATTTGGTTAGATAACAGCGGTGGATATACAATTAGTGCAGCTAGTGCTGTTTATATATCAGCTAGTGATATTACTACGATTAGCACTGCAGGAATTTATTTTATGAGTTATTACTCAGATGGAACAAATGTAGCAGTAGCAGTCACACCAGCTATTACTTCAGGGGGCGTATAATGGCATTAATACAAGGAACAGCACATAAAGGTTCAGCCAGTGGATTCTACAACTTCCCGCTAGAACAGAGTCTACGGTTTAACGATGATGACAGTGCGTACCTGAGTTGGACTCCTGCATCTGCGGGTGATAGACAAAAGTGGACGTGGAGTGGTTGGGTTAAGCGTGGGAATTTGGGGGGTATTCAATACATCTTTTATGCTCACTCTGGCAACTCAGATTCAGGTAACTTTCAATTTAGATTTGAATCTGCCAATACAATATTAATACGGCTTTATAGCAACACAAATGTTTTTACAACGCCGAATGTATTTCGTGATACATCGTCTTGGTATCATCTTGTGCTTGCAGTAGATACAACTCAGGCTTCGGCGGACGACAGAATTAAGTTGTACGTTAATGGGTCGCAAATCACTAAAGCTTCTGGGTCTGCACCATCTCAAAATAGTGACTTAGCAGTGAATGATTCATCAGCACTTCACACCATAGGAACAAGCGCACTTTCTGTTGGAAGTAGTCCTTTTGACGGCTACATGGCCGAAGTCAACTTCATCGACGGTACAGCCCTAGACGCATCCTCATTCGGTGAACTGAAGAACGGTGTGTGGATTCCTAAAGACCCATCAGGACTGACCTACGGTACGAATGGCTTCCGATTGAGCTTTGCA